GAGGACCGCACACTGGCACAAAACCGCCTTTCGCATAAGTGGTACGCCGAGGCGGGCAGGCTCGATGGGTGGACCGCTGTTGAAGCGCGGCGCGAATCTAAGCTGCGGATCGGTGTTCCAATCTTGCGAGGCGATGACACGGATTTCAGGGAAATGTATGATAAATCAATCAAGCCACTGACGTACGAGCAGAAGCTAGAGGTGATGGATTTTCTGCCGGTAACGTCGCTGATGAAGGTGAAGGCTATGACGCAATACATGGATATGGTCTTTATCTTCTGGACGGAAAAGGGCGCTGTGCTGACCCTGCCGGAGCCTCTGTAATGGCCCACGGAATACCACAGCGTCCAGTGGCGCAAAAGACGCCAAAGGAACCGAAGAACCCAAACCACCTAGCACTGGTGGCTGGTCTGCCGTGTGTGATCTGCTACGAATTCTTCATGCGCCAAAACTCGCGCACCGAAGTGCATCACTGCAAGTCAGGCCGGTTCAGTCGCGCGAAGGAAGCAGACACAAAGACAATCCCGCTCTGCCATTCCCACCACAACAAGCTGCGGCCAATACCAGGCGATGAGGGCAAGATCGGATACCATAACGGGCAGGAAACGTGGGAAGCCGAGTATGGCAAGGATTATGAGTGGCTTGATTGGGTCGAGGAAAAGATTAACAGCCTATAGGGCAAGGAGATAGTTATGGACATTTTTTTAAAGCCATGCCCGTTTTGCGGTGGCGAGGCAGAGATCGTGGCAAGCCTTGCGCGTAACGTTCCGTATTATTCAGTCACCTGCGTAAGCGACACGCCGTGCATGGGTGATAGCATGTCGGACGATCTAGGCGACTTTTCCTGCGACTTTCCAACGACGCAAGAAGCCGCTGACGCATGGAACACCCGTGCAGACGTGACGCCATGAACACCCTAGCCTTCGTCACTATCACCCTAGCGTCAGTTCAAGGCGTTGAATGGAAAACAACCGCCCCCGTTGAATGTTCATGGGGGGCGGTTGCTGTTGGGTTCATCGAAAGTCAGGGCCACGCGGCGGATATGTTCTGTGAATATACCCTAGCGCCTGTTGTATCGGTTAGGCCGAAAACAAGGCCTGATTTCTAACCCGGCAACGTGTCGCAAATGTGTTGACAACGCGTAGCAATGCTGTATTGTGGTGGAAAGAGGAGAAAGCCAAATGACAAACAATATTAAAGAGCCCGGAACAATCATCCAAAGCCGGCCAGCCTTCGACTACGCTCAAGGCAACGGCGTCTATAAGACGAAGGACGTCTTTGCGATGCCATTTGAGACCAGAAATCACGGCACTATGTACCGCCAGTTCACTTTCGGAACAATCGCAGGTCACGCTCGGTTGGAGGGTAAGAGCGAGATTGACGCAATCGCCAGATGTATGCATTTAGCTGAAGCTGAGCCGTGGTCAGGCCACAAGCTGGCATGGGCGTTCGCTAACGGTGTATCCCTCACTGCAGGAAAGCGTGAGCATAAAATCATTTGCGCTCAGGCATGGGGCGACGTTATCGAACTAGACGGTAGCCGCTACGAACTGGCCAGAGCATCGAACAACAACGTCAAGCTGATCCCAGTCTGAAACCAAACGGGGGCTTAGGCCCCCGTCATCACCACAGAAGGACCAACCATGAAGCTTGCCATCGCCATATGCCTAGCAGCCACAAGCGCACATGCCGACATCGTGCCGGATCGCGTCAGCATCATTGCGGGTTCAAAGCATTTCGGATCGCACGGCTATGACTTCAACGAAGTGAACCCCGGCCTTGCGCTGACGTGGGACTTCGACCGGACCGACATAACGGCAGGCGCGTACAGGAACAGCTTCAACGAAATGTCATACACGCTGACGGCTGGCTATGACCTGATCAAAACGGATGCGCTGGAAGTTGGGCCGTTCATCGGGCTGGCGACATACAAAGGCTATACAGACTGGTTCCCGATTGCGTGGGGCGATGTTGTCCCTGTCGGTGGTGGACAGGCTGTGTGGTATCCCGGCGGTTCTGTTGGCCTGTCACTGCGGCTTATGCCGGGTGGCGCGAAGAAATTGCCGCTGGTCGCAGCCTTCGGGCTGGAAGCGAAGTTTTAACGCCTGCGGGCAGAGGGGTGCAAAACTCATGATTGATCTAACTAAGCTGAAGATAAAGAACGGCACCATCCACTACAAGATACGGCAGCAGGATGGAATGTTCCAGAAAATGACCTGCGCGGACACGACAAGCAATCGCCTGTTTGTCCAATGGGTTCAGGTACATGATTGAGGAGAACGAAATGAACCACAAACGCAACATCATCGCAGGCTGGGCAATCATCGCCGCTGCATCATTCGCAGCATGGCAAGCCAATTCCGCAACCGTATCATTCACCGACGACACAACCATCCAGCGCGTGGGATCAAGCAACCGATCATATATCAAGTTGCTGGACGGCGGGCAGTCAGACGGATTTGACTGGGCAACCATCAGCTATAAAAACGGCCTGAACGAAAAAGGGCGCGGATCAACATTTTCCATTGCCAACATGGACTTTCGCTTTATGGGCGGGCAGCACGTCACCACGACGCGCACACGCATCACAACGACCACAAACAAGGCGTTCATCTTTTTCTACAAGGACGTGCCGGACTACTGGTCAGCGGCCTTCCACGGCACCACAGGCTGCGTCACACGCGGCTCAAAGATTGCCAAGGAAGGCAAGATAGCCACGTTCCGCATTGGTTGCCCGTATGACGTTGCTGTGATCGAACCGCCCGTTGTTCCACCATCACCGCCTGCACCTATTCCGCTGCCCGCTGGTGGCCTATTGCTGGCCGGTGCGTTGGTTATGTTGCGGAAGTTGCGGGCTTATTGAATTGACCAACACACAGGAGGCGGATGATTATGGTGACATATGAACAAGCATTAGCTGACAGGGACTATCTTTTCGACACTTACGGTCCAGCCACCGACATGACAGGGGGTTGGTTTGAGGGTGAACACTTGGAGAAATTACTCAAAAGGCCGACTAAGGCCCACGCGCGGCAAATCCTATCAGCGCTAATTTGCTATTGGTTTGAAACAGGGTACGACACCGGCAATCCATACGGCGGAAACATTCCCGACATGTCTGACCCTTTGCTTGTCGAAATTGCTGATCGCCACAACCCATCTTCAATCAGAACATAGGACACACACCATGCGCAGACTGATTAATTGGTTACGATACCAACTAGAAGCGCGTCGTCAGGAAAGGTTCTGGCGTCAGGTGGAACAGTTCGAAAACATGAGTAAAGAGGAAAGGGACGGATGATGTCACCGAAAAAACTAACAACAGATAGCTTCACCGTTTACATTCAGTGTGAAGCTAAGGCCATGGCAGAAGCAATAAACGGCGGTTCATGGGAAGAACACTACACAGAAGCACAGCGCGTTGGTTGGTGCCAAAAGGCCGTTTACGCGGCGCGTCATTTTGGGGCCTATAGAGGTTTTTGTTAACCTATTTTTGGAAGGAACGGATAAATGAACCCAGAAGGCTTTACGGACGAAATCAAGAAACTGTGTGCTGAAACATGCGCAGAGTTTGGCGAACCGCCGTGCTGGATGCTTCCTGACCTTGTGGAACCATGCGAACATATAACGCCGTGCGCTGATTGCGCTGCGGCACTAGTCACCAACATGAAAGGGACGGATAAATGAGCATGGGTAGACGCACGGCGCTGCGGGCAATCATGGCAATGCCTGCCGTATTGACAGCGACCGCGAAGGCAGCAGAAGCACAAGTTTTGTCAAGCGGCGCGATGAAGTCAGCGATTTCGTCGATAGGCGGTGAAATGTATGAGGTCGAAGATCATACCATACCACAGGAAGAATTGGAAACCTTCGATGAACATCGAAGCAACTGGTGGAGGGCAAAGGAAAGGTTGCAGCAACAACGCTACCATGACCAACGTGCGCCAATGGATATTCCCGCACAATACACCTCTATGAAATCATGGTCTCCGGTGATGCGGACGCACTACTATGCCAAGGATGAGCAAGAATTTCGTGACCTGATGAACGTAATTGAGAGGGACGAAGGATTGCAAAGAAAGATATTGGCCGCACTTGGAGTTTAGTCACCAGCCGCAAATCTTAGCGCCGCTTTCGTTGTGCGTTAGGATTTGCCGCGCGGTGTCATCGGTCAGAACATCATCAACCGATGGTCGGATTGGCTTAGACCAACATTCACTTACCGTCACGCATCCACTTAGATAGACGCTTATCAACAGCATCCCGGCCAATGTCGTTGATTTCATTTTCAGTCTCCAATGCTGTAATGCGGTTATCGCTGTTGACCTGCTTTTGCTTGCGTCGCGCGTCGCCACGGCCCTTGAAGTACAGGCCAAGAACCGCGCCTATCTTTGCAAGTAGGCCAGCGAGTGACGCCCAGACCTTCATTTTATGGCTGCACGAATGCCAATCCCGGCCAGACCAGCGTTTATAAGCGCCGCTGCGGGGATGTTGCCAGTCACGGCGTTGATGGTCTGCACAACACCGAACAGGCCGTGTAGCGGCTCCGCAGCGACCAGAAGGCCTGCTACAAGCGGCGTGGCACTTGCCCACCAGGTTAGCGACGTGGGTTTGAGGTATTTCATTTCTTTACTCCTAACGCCCGCATGATTGCGGTGATGATTGTAGCGATGATGTTTGTGGGTTGAATGACGCCGTAGGGCTTTTCGGCCTGAACGCTATTCCACCAAGGGCCAACACGAAAGCCGGGGCAACCCTTCGCGGCGTATTCGTTATGGCCTGACAACTTCAATCCCGGCCCATATTCTTTCTGCAAGTGCAATATCAGTGATTGCAACGCGCCAGATTGTTCGTCTGTGAAGTGATCCGCGAAGTTATCATCAGCCGCCGCACCAGCGCCGCCAAACAGACTAATCCCGATTGTTCCGGTGTTGTGGCCTTTAACATGCGCCCCGACCTTTTCAATCGGCCTGCCAACATCCATGCCGCCATCCCTGCCGATCAGGTAATGATAGCCTATGTCAGACCAGCCACGGTCTTGGACGTGCCAGCGCCGAACCTCGTTAATCTGCGATTTGAGCGGCTTCTTTGCCCACCAATCAGGTCTGGTTGCTGTGCAGTGAACAATTATCTCTGTGATTGGCCTCATTTGTCGTCACCCTTAACCTGAACGCCGTCCTTGATTATAAACACTGCGCTTTCGGCCCCCGTTGTTTCATCGCCCCACCGCCATGCAACTGCAAGTTTGTATTCACCGTCAGGCAATGAATCGGGTGTGCAAACACCGGGCTTTCCCGTCCAATCTTCAAGAGGGAAGCTAACGATCTTATGGCCTGGCGGGTATGGATTGGCCCCAGAACCAGCGCACCAAGGAACAATGCTATTCGTATCTGCGAACACGACTTGCGCTGCCCATGAAATGAAAAACGGCACGTCAGACGTGATCGTCCTGTCCTGAAATACGTCCCCATCCAGATATTCTAGCTTGTGAACGACAATCGGGGCAGGCGATGGCAACACGCCTTGCAGAACCGCCGAACCTAATACGACCATGATTGCGCCACCTACAATAGTTTGCGTCATACTCATTGCCCTTCCCCCGCCAAAACGCGCAAAGCCGCGATTATCTTCGGGTTGTTCAAGTATAGCACAATAGCCATGATGACCGCTAGCGCCCGCCAATTACCAACAACGGCAACAATCGGCTTAGACACTAGCCACGTTTGGTCTGCCCGATCTGCGGCACGGTGCATCTTTTGCCAAGCCGTTTCGTCGGCGGGCGGTCCTGTTCTGTACTTTTCAAGTTCGTCATCTTTTGCCATTGTTTATTTCCTGCCAGCTTCGAGGAACCATTGCAGGATCGTGGCCAGCGTTACGCCGCGTCGATGCAAAATGTATGCCAAGATTGCGGCGTCCACGAGGAGGCCTATTGAAACTAGATAATCCAAAACATGCACGACCAATGACCCAAAGCTGAATGTAAGCTAACAGGTCCACTATCGCATAGGTTGTCGATTTTTCCCACCCAAAATACTTTCCCGCGACATAAACGGGCAGCATAAGGACGAAAAGCAACGCTAACGTGTTTTGTGTTCGATCATGGCCGAGAAGGAACACGACGCATATAAGGTCAAGTATGCCGACCGATAGAAAGTTGTCATGTAGGACAATCGTTCCAATCAGGTTGGCAATCATCACCACCCAAACGCGGGATGTTGGCTTGCCGAGAACTAAGGCTATGGCAAGCAACGTGATATATGCGACGGTCCAGGCCATTACCGACCGCCGCCGCCACCAAGAACAACCGGCCCGCCATCATCGTAAGCGTTCGCCAGCGCGTCAGACGCATCAGCATGGGCCATGACGAGTTCACCGCGCACCTTGGTAACAGCACCGTGCAGACGCATTGCAGCGTTGCCATCAACGGCTCGACCAGCCTTGTAATTGATCTGCATCAATTCGCGCGATGCAACGGCAATATCACGCAGCGCGTTCTTCGCTGTCACCATATCCGCCTGCATAGATGCAACCAGTTTCGCCTCTTGTTCAGATAGATTAGCCATGTTCTTTCCTTTGTTGCGGGCTGTTGCCCTGTTAGACCTTCGTTATGGTTAGTGACGTCATGAATATTGGGCCACCTATACCACCGACGCTGTTTGTTGGCTGTGAAAATGTCAGCTTGCCTTGTTCCGCCACAGTAACGGCGAATGTTTCGTCAATCGTAATGACGCTTTCTGTCGTTTCGTCGCCCTTGCTTAGATCAACACTCAGATACGTTACATTGTTCGCGGCGTTCCTAATCCGCAAAAGCTGGTCATGCGTCCATGAGTATGTGGTGTCACCATCCCGGCGATGGTTAGCGACGATTGTGGCTTGAATTCTGTAGCTTGCGACTTCGAACGCCCTTGTAAATTGAGCGTTTGTATTCGGCGTACTACCTTCGTTTTCAAAGAGCATCGCCCCCATACCAACGGACGGGTTTTCCTTAAATTGCTTCGTTGGAAGGTGGAAGGGCAAATAACCGCCCGTGTCTGTGAAGGTCATACCCTCGTAATCAATTATATGACGGCCCTCAAACGTGGTGTCGATGATTGTCCCTGCTGGAATCGTTGTAAGCGCGGGTATCGTCGCCCCGGCTGTAATGTATTCAGCCGATGAACCTTGACTATTTGTTGCTGTCACACCCGCCGTTAGAACCTTCCCGGCATCGGCTGCAACCCGCGTGAATAAATAACTGGTTTCGGCTTGCGGAACGCCGTCGAGAAACCACCTGTACGAGAAGGTAATACCAGAAGAACCATACCCAGATGGATACCCAACGCCAGCCGCGATTGTGACAACATCGACATCAAGATCAACACCCGTATTGATTGGCTCGAACCACGGCGCACCCCATGCAGGATAGGGGCTGTAGTGCAGGGATGGAACCGGCTGGCCGGAATAACTAGGAACCGCAAGCGTTGGCGTCCCTGCTGGCGTTGCTATGTTTCTAAGTCCGGTCCTTGTGTCGGAATCAATCGGATGGTTTGGCGTCCATACAGCCGCACCAGACGCCGTCACCTGACGCCAGCCGAACAGATGTTGCACACCAGACATAAGCCCCGCTTGTGTGCCGGATATGGCAACGTCCGTCACTTCAACGAACTGCACGTTGTTGGGGTCTAGCGAATATCGAATGTCATAGGTTGGAGACCCTTCGGTGTTAAATTCCCACCCTGTATAGTCCCAATCAACTTCGCCCGCCGTGGCCGATGCTGTAAATCGGTGCGATGTATCTTCCGGCGTATTGCCGACCCAAGTTTGATCTGGGGTATCAGGAACGCCGGTCCAGCGCGTCCAGCCATCTGTTTCCAGCGTTCCGCGCCAATCATTGTACTTGTCAATGGAACTTGTGGGGATTCCTGTTTCCCCATACTGGAACGGAATCCATGTGTGTGATCTGTCTACATAAGCCAATGACTTTGCATATTCGTTGGTTGGACCATATACGCCACCCCTTGCCATAGCCTCAAAACCAGTTTGTCCAGTTGGCCCATTTTGCATGAGAGCCACTGAAAATACTTCGGTGTGTATCCCCCATAAGGATGTCGCCACGTAACGTCTGAATATACCGGACCCCGTTCCCGCAGCCTTATATGCTGGCATCCCAACATTTTGCGGAAAATATGTGTCGTCATATCGACTGCCCACACCGCTTGGCGACGGGTAATCTACATCATCGCCAACCTGTGCCGCTGCTACCCATTCCAAGGCACCAACCATGTTGCCCATCATGTTGCCGCTAAAGGCCGCGTCGATCAGGTCTTGATTTCCAGTCAGAAAACCAGCGATTGCCATTTGGGAAAGATGGCCGTGCCATTGACCCGCACCAACGCCCATTGTGTGGCCACGAAGATATAAGCCGTAAACGTCATAACCGTGACATATTGCCTTCAGTGCAGCGGCTTTTTTGTCCGCCGCCGATTCTGCGCTGGAATGCATCGCGTCCCACCAGTTCGCCATGTACCCGGCAATATATGCCGAATATCCACTATCGGTTGGCGTGACAAAGGCGTGCCAGCCGCGAAAGCGTTCCTGTCCCCACCCATACCACGGGAAGTTCAAAGGTATTTCAGCACTTGCTGCGGCAAGTGTCGGGCAGCTTGCTGGCATTGTCAGACTGCGCAGCACCGTTGCGTCGAAATCACTTTCATAGGCAAGAATGGCCTTAGAAGTCGCACTCACTGGCGGACGGAAGGCCCCAGCTAAGGGCGCGGCTGCTAAAACGGTATAAACATCATACTGTTGGACGTATGTATACCCGTTCGCGGGGGAAGGGTTACGAACCGCTTTTACAATTGTTCCTTCCCACCCAGCCGAAACAGCGATTGACCCATTTCCCGCCAACGACGGCGCAACATTAAGGGCTGCTGTATATGTCGCCGATCTACCCCCAAGATTGCCCATGCGACCGTCAAAACCTTGGCCGGGGTCTGCAAACCCATCAGAATTGTAGGGGTCAATCATTATTCCGTTGGCAGCGTATGAGGCCAAAATCTCTGAGGTTGGCGTATCGCCGGTTATGTTGAAGGCGTTTGTGCTTAGAATGATCGGTGATCCGTTAGGGTCCGCCCCAACGGGGACCGAAGCATCAAATGACAGGGTGGACGCATCAGCCGATGCCGATGTTGCATTTGTGAACGGCATAAGAGCGCCAGCCGAAACCGTCGCGGTTATAGTTGAGTTCCTCTTGAATGCCACTTTATACCACCAATGTTAAATCGTGAATTTGAACTGAGGATGTCTCCCCGCTGACGAAATTAGATACCAGTTCTATTTGAAGGTATCCGGCGTCACCTGGTACAGTTCCAAGAGATTGTGACCCATTATAGGCAACGAAGCCGTTTGCGGTGGAACCACTTACTATATTAAAGTCGCTGCCCGTTTGTGTGGACTTATCAGACTGCAACCACCTAAATGCCCCGCTTTTTACGCTGGATGTTGCGCCAGTCGTGAAGGGCCTTGCCGTGATAAAGATCGAGGAATACCAAGTCGGTGCATACTTGATTGTAATCAAGACAGTCGTTGTATTCCCCAGTGTTGTGTCCGATAGGATTATTCGGCCATCCGTGGCCGCAGTCAAGGACGCATTCGGCGTACCAGTATTGTTGTGTGTGATCGTAATCGGGGTTCCATCGTTGGCTTGGAATATGCGTTCCGCATCGAAGTTAACCTCATAGGCGTCAGTAGTACCACTATAATCTTCGTCATAAAGTGTAGGTGATGAAGATGTCGTTGTGAAGTTCAGCAAGGTATCTGTTGCATTCACGGCTACGTCATTACCAGCGGCATCGGCAACTACGCCAGCTTCCCACCGGATTGAATAGCTGGTCGAGGCTGACAGATCAGAAACCGGATTCAGAACAACGTCCGTTGTACCAATTGTTGCAGCACCCACGGCAATCGTTTCAACCAATGTCGGGCCGCTTGTGTCGTAGATTGTAAAATTGCCGCTACCAGCCAAGACTGTTTCAGAGAAAATAAGAGTTATGTTGCTATCAATCGCTACGCCCGTTGCCCCATCCGCAGGGGTACATGACGCAGGAACAAGCGTTGGTGCTACCGTATCAATGGTGATAGCACCACCAACAACGTTTGAGAGCGTTCCCGTCCCAACTTGGGCCACAAGGTCGATACGCTGCACCCCATCTGTACCAGCCGCGAATGTGATGTTTTCAGTAACGGGTGAACCCGCAGCGGTCGCCGCGAATGATCCGCTGTCCGTACCCGTTCCCGCCCGAATATCCGCAGCACTTGCTTCCGGGCCGGTTGGTGTCCGAAGCCAGTATATTGTCGCATCAACATCGGTGGTGACTGTTATGTCGTCTGCCGTGTCGTCTATGCTGAAACCGGATAAAACAGGTGCGGCAGAAGCCTCGACAATATCTGCGCTAAAGCCGCTCGACACAGTGCGTCCATATTGGTCTGTGGCGATAACAACAACTGACGAGCCAGTTCCAAGAACCGTTGGCGTTCCAGTGATTGCGCCCGTGCCGGAATTGATTGAAAGACCCGTAGGCAGGCCGGTGGCTGACCATGTGACCGTCAGGTTCGTAAGCGTGAAGTCGCCGGTTGGGTCAAGCGTTGAAATCGCAGCATCAACGGTCCAGGATTGGTCGCCCAAAGCACCCGCTGCCGATCCCGCTGCATATGCAATGGTAGCTGCCGCTGATGCGTACTCTGTCCCGTCAACCGTTGGAGCGTAGCGAAGCAGCCCAAGGTCTGAGACGTTGCCGCCGATGGTTGGCGTGAATGTAGATGCTGTTGCGCCGCCAATAGGTGTTCCACCCTCGGTCCACACATGCACAACGGTTTCACCGCCTACAAGACCGGCGATAGCGCCTGTCAGCAAAACGCCGGTTTGTGCTCGCCCACTTGTCAGGCCCGATATGCTCGCAGTAAACGCCGCCGATATGCCGGTGGAGTTGCCAGCCAGTCCAAGGCTCAGATTAGAAATACCAAGTGTCATTTCGTGTTCCTTGTTGCCGCGCCTTGGCGGTTATTATTTCAGGTAGCCATATTGCCGTATTGTGCCGCTGGTTATATTGCCGGAACTGGCTTCAATAGTGAAAGCCGTGTCAGCCTGTGCCGTGTCCACAGATGCCCAAACGTCTCTGGCCTCGGAATCTGCTGATATGCGGCTCATCATGACAGTTTTTGCTGCTGAATTCCCGGCGGAAAATATCTCGATTTTGCCCGTCTTGGGTACAGCGCTGGTCGTAGATTGTAGTATTAAAGATGCGGCGGCGGTAAAGCCTGTCACCGTAGACGACCCACCAGCTATAGCGTCGACCTGCCCCGAAACATCCAGCACACCAGCGGCCCCGAAATATGCCTGCAAGCTGGTAACACCGCCGTGCAGAACCCCGTCCAATTCAAACTCGTGCTTTTGATACAGCGTGTTGTTCAATGTAAATGAATATTCGCTGACCGTATTATCTGCGACCGTTTCACTGATCAGGACGCGGGAACCTGATTGACTAGCATCCTCAAGGGCCACAATACGCGCAACGTTGCCCTCAAGTGCCTCCTGCACGTCCGCATATGGTAATTCGCCGGTTGGTGTTATGCTGACACCATCAGCCGCGCTTTGGTCTGATGTTGAGAAATGCACCGGGTCAAGTGGGAACCCTGAAACCTGCACATCGTCCGCAGTAAGGACGTTAACCTTTACAGCGCCGTTATGGAATATCCGCGGCAAAAGGCCGTTTGCATCCGCCGTGATCGGCGTCGTGTGGGGCGTGGCAAGTCCGCTGTCTTGATAAACAGTCTCGGCTATAACGGTCCCGACCTGATAGACGTATACTTTCGCGCCGGGAACTGGATCGTCGTTGTCATCCGTGATGCGCTGTTGAACGATGTTGATTAAGTCTGCCATGATTATCTACCTACTGCGGTTGCCGCTGGACGCGTGTTCGAATTGGCGTTCCCGCCTGTTGAAGTTTCTATAGCCATAATTCTTAGAATGGCCTGAGCATCTTGCGCGAACGGGCCGCTTCCGCCAGCCATCGCCTTTATCGCTTTGTCGTTCCCCTTTGCTGCGGCGTTGACGCTCCGCAGAAATGTAACATTCGTTAACGCCTTCGAACCGATAAGCGAACCACCGACGATTCCGGCAGCAACCGTTGTTGACCCCATTCCTGCGGTTAGGGCAAGGCCAAGGTTGCCGACAACGGTTCCTGTGTTCGAGAAGTTTCGCTCAACATTAGCCTTCTTCGCGGATTCCATTACATCCAACAACTTAGATAATTCGCGCCTAGCTTCTGGCTTTAATAGTATCGCTTGGGCATCAGGTGCTAACTTGTTCCATTCCGTAAGGAACTTAACCGCCGAAAATGCGTCACCAGCGGCGTTCTGCTGCCCCGGAGCGGAACGGCCAAGCCGGTCGACTATCGATGCAGAAACGTCTGCCCATTCCTGCTCGCCTATAGACTGCTTAACTGCTCGCAACCTGTTCAGGTCAGAAGTTGACCTATCACCCTTTGTAGCGGCACTGAATATCTCAAATGCCCGTTCAGGTGATTTGGCGTTAATCAATGAATCAAGCTGCGTGTCTATGCGCTTTGAGGCTGACCTGTAGTAACTTGTGGCACGGTCCCACTCATTTCCGGCACCAGCAAGACGCGCGGCGTCCTCAAGGTCCGTTGTGAGATTCGCGTAAGCCTGCTTAATCCGCCCGCCGTCAAGGTTGGCAAATGGCCCTGATAATTTTCCGATAGCATCGCCAAGTTGTGATCTAAGTTCTCTGGCCGCAGCGAATGAAACGCCGCCATCAAGAGCGTCCGCCATCCTCGACCACTTATCAACACCGATTAACTTAACTAATTCCTCGTTATCGCCAAATTTAGAAACTAGATCACGCATGGCGGCAACTGTTTCTGGTGTTGTTATAACAGTATCAGCCGGTATTTTTGCCTCAACCTTGTCGTATAGAGATTTAGCCCGCACCCGAACCGTGTCGGTGAAGTCCTTAAGGCCAGACTGTATTGACGCGCCCGCGCTATCTGCCCGTGTCGCAATGCCACCGCCCATAGAGTTTATCTTATGGAATGCAGTTTCAATCTCAGCCCCAACACGCGCAGCGTCATTCGCAATAACACCGCCAGAGAAGGGAACCTTTTCCAATGTCGCGGCGACTTGCGCACCAGTTTTCCCTGTCATTCCAAGGCTAGGCGTTATGCCAAGGTCATCGGCTGACTGCGCTGTTTTTGATTTGTTGAAAGACGAAATATTCTCCGCTGCCTTCTCCCCGCGCCTAACAGCGCGAACCGCTGCCGATGGCCCAGCCATTTCAGGAACTAGCACCTCAGACGCGGCCATAACGTCCCGCGCCAGCCTCTTTTCATTTTCGGGGCTTCCGCCGAATACTTCACCGACAATACCCGCACCTCCCGCGATAGCCGCGCCAGCGGCGTTCAGACCGGTTAAGGCAATGTCGCCCATTCCGCCAATGCGCCGACGCGCGTTATCTGGAACCCATTCTGGCAATGCGTTTCCGGTGATGCTTTTGGATGGGTCAACGATGCCAGCCGCAGACGCCTTGGTAGCCGCCAATGGCCCCGCCACTGTGTCGCGTATCGTGTCACCAAACCTGTCAACTTCTGGCGGAGTTGGCGTAATTGGCGCATCAAGCGCCCGTGGGTCTCCATTTGGGTTTGCCGGACCAGATTGTCTTGGGGCGTCACTCATTGTTTGCGCAAAATCATACAGCTTTTTGGCTGCGTCCTTATTGCCCGACTTCAAGGCGTTTGACGCCGATTTCATCACTTCAAAATAGGTTGCCATTACCGCTCCTTGCGCCAAAGACGCTCACACCGTATATTTCAAGGTATGAAGCTAATTTTGTTTAAATATTTAATAGTCGTGTGGTGCCTGTTTGTCGCTTGGTTTCTTGTGCTTTCAATTTTCGCCGCAACAGACTTTATTGACGTTTTGATATTAAACGCATGGCCGCTTGCGATGGCTTGCCTAGCAACGTCAAGGCTGATCAATTCGTACCACCGCCACCAAATTCATTATGTAGCGCCTGAATGTCCTCTGGAAGAATTTGCGAATTTGAACCGTCGCCCTTTGTGTCGTCTGCCTTAGGCTTGTAGCGATAATCAATCAGAACGTCCTCCGGCTTCAATCCTGATCGTTTCGCAATCTCTGAATACTGGCCATAAATCCCGTCAAAACCTCTTTCGGCTGATCCGTAAATACCTTTCGCTCTGCCGACGAAATCGCTGCGCTGTTCGTCTGACAATCGTTCTCCTGTTGCCATTCTGCGAATCGCGTTTGCAACCGGCCTTGGCACAGTGACGCCCATTTGCTCGCTTTCTTGCAACCAAGCTGACGCGTTTTCCGCCGTTGCAAACTCGCTTTCCCGCACAACAGACCCTGGGTCAAGAACCTTCATAAAGTTAAAGATCAGTGCCAGATCGCCCGCAGGGCTTGGGTCGCTTGCTGATGCTTCTATCCTGCCAAACGCCTGTGCTTGCTCTGAAAATGCCTTGACCTGTGCGATGCCGTTAAACTCTTTCCTGAATGAAGAATTGTCATCGAAACCCGGTACATCTGCCGGTGGGTTCGCCTTGGTCTTTGCGTCCAGAACGGCGATGTATCCAGCGGCCTTAGCCGCGTTCAATTCACGCTCGGCAAATGGCGCTTGATTTGGGTCAATGCCGTAATTCTGCGCCAATGCGTTATACGTTGCCTCGTCTGGAACGACCGCAAGGTTTGTCCATGCCTCTTTTAGCCTACCAGATGCCGCCGCCGCTTCTTCTGCGGAAATGTCAGCCGCCTCTGCCTCAGCTTGCCGTGCTGCCTCAGTCTTTGCCATTTCAAGGTATTCCGCGCTGATAGCCATCCCCTGACGTGTCGCCTGCATCCCCATTGCTGCCTCTGGGCCAGCGACCCTTGCATAACCGTTCAGAGCGTTCTGGTCGCCCCGCATAACGGCAGCACCATTGGCTTGGTTGAAGTTGGCTAGGTCATTCGTTCGATTAGATTGGTTCTGGAACGCAGCCGCTTGGTTGCCCTGCTGAACTTGTGCAAGGAAATTGGGCTGATTGCCTGCAAGGATGAGGTTTGCGTTTAATGGCATGTTAGAATCCTACCGTTGCTAGTGCATTTCTTTGGCGCATAAATGGCGCTGCGTCTTGTGTCTGTGATTTCATAGCGAATTGCTGTAGTTGGTTTTGGCTTTGCGGTTGCACAACGCCTAATTGATTTGCCGCAGCGATACGACGATCCAAATGGGGTATGCCGGGGCGAAGAAACTGATTGCTGTATATTTGCGCGGCTTCTGTTGCATTCGTCGCGCCGTAAAGGGCGTTCGCCGCCTTGCTTTCTGTGTTTTGCAGTTCCCATAGGGTGAAGTCCAGCTGGGCATTTAAGTCATCAGGTGCCGCGCCTCGCTCTGCGGCAAATGCCTCGAATTGCTTACGCCGTGGCCCTGTCCATTGGTTAAGCCCGTACCCGCCGCGTGACCCCTCAACAATCGGTGAAATCTCATTGATGCCGGGGTTCAGGCCGCTTTCGACCATCATGTTGCCGACAATGCCACGCGCTATATGCTCTGGAATCCCGCGCCGCATTAAGCCAATGAGAATTTCCTGTTCCATTAGCTGCCCCCGTTGGGCGAACCAAACCAACTACTTCCGCCGCCGCTGTTAAGGCCGTTCTGATACTGGCTCAGGCCGATGTAGTTCTCAAGGCCGTTGTTAAATGCATTTGACACGCCGATTGCACCAGCCGCTTTAGCGTTGCCAATCCCGGCCAATGCGTTTGAATTGTTAGATACAAAGTTCTGCCCAGCATTCGCGGTCATGTTTATAGCGCCGATGCCGCGATCCACGCCTTGCCCCAGACGGTTCAGGTAGTTCCCGTATTCCATGCTCGCCAAGCCGTTGCCCCGCGCCTGTAGCGCCTGCAATGCCGCGCCGGACATAAGGCCACCACGTGCAGCCGCGCCGCTCTCTGCCGCGTCCAGGCCCTCGGCAAGTTGGAACTGGTATCCCGGTGTTTCCTGAAAGCCTGCATAATTGCTTGGCCGCGCGCCAATACCGTTTTCGAAATTAAGAGCGTTTCTATATTTCCGCCCGTCCTGTCGATAAGGGCGGGTCATTCGCTTCTGGTCTTGGTATACTGAGTTTGCCGCCTGACGATCTTTTTCAGCCGCCGACGCCTGCGCTCTGGCCGCGCTTGAAGCCCCAATGGCACCGATAACGCCGCCGAGCAATCCTAGCAATGGAAGTACCATGTTATTCTCTCTTTCTAAGTCAAATGACGATGGCTAGATACATTTGTATTGACGCATCAACCGCAGTGTTTGCCGCCGTTGAAATAGCCCGAACGCGAATATCCGAGTTTTTCGGAAGGATTAAATACGGATCAAACTTGATTTCCATTGCTGATAGGCCAACCGAATTTAGCGTCACGCGACCGCCCGCGGGCCGGAACACGCCGCCTGGTTGCCGTTTCTCAATGACAAAATCAACCGAAGCAGATGTTTTCTTTGAAATAGACGCATACCCGCCTGTGATTATGCCGTAATCAGTGTTGGACACCGTTGTGGCGCACTTGAACGACTGTGTTTCGCCCAGAGAGCCATCGATCTTCAAATGCACCTTTGTTGAATCGCTCGGAACGCCGCCGGAAATAGCGGTGTCCTCATACACATAGAAATCCCCAGCCAATGGCGTGGAGCTGTCGATATAAGCACGGCTAACGCGGGCCAGAGGTGTTCCTAACACAACCTTTGTCTGCCCGTTCAACACCACCGTCTGAATGACGAACGTATATTGCGCATCAGCGCCGGTGCCGCTTACCGTATGGCCCTCAATCTTCATTGTGACCGCATCGCCTGCATTACTTGATGACACCGTATCGATGGCATCGGTCGTCACATAAGACTCGTTGCCGCCGTTGGCCCAAACCGTCTGATAGGACGTGCCGACAGACTCATTCTTGCCGAATTTCAACAGGCTTTTACGCTTTTCCGCAACAGATACTTTCTGCCCATATGTCCCTAGAATTTCGCGTTCGGCCTGTGCTATCTTCATATCCCCGCCCCCGCCCTCAAGCGCCTCGATTCTTGCCTGCTGGTCTTGCAGCAGCTTCATAAACTCAATCGTTGGCCTGCCGTTTTGGTCAACATAGGATATATTGATGTTCGGCGCGGTCATTGCGGACGAACCCTTGCCGATGCTGTCAATGTTACATCAACCGGGTCATTCATTCTTATTTCGCTGGTAAACCTGCGGTATTGCCCCAAGGACCTTGCCAGAACCCTTGCCGAGAAGTCCCCAAGATACCCAAGCGACAGGACGCGTTCCTGCCCCCAAGACAGCCCGCCGTCTCGCGATGTGCGCAACATTAACTTTGGCGCTCTGGTTTCTGTGTCAGTCACCGTATTCCAACCGATACGCCCAAACAGTTCGAACTCCGCAATCCTGAAACGTTCCCCATCATTGTAGAGGTTATCGGATACGATTGTGCGCGTTAGAACCTTGTCCCCGTCTGAGTTTGTGCGGCCCAACGTGCTGATGTTCCCGCTGTCCGTACCGACAAGCCAAGACCCGTTGTGAAGTGTCGACACAACCGACCGCCATGCATCAAGGTCGCCAGTGGCGCGTTCAGCCCATTTCCCCGTGGTAATGTCGTAAACCCATGCCGGACGGTCGCGGAAGCGGATAACACAAAACTTGCTGCCCTCGTCCTCATAATAAAAGCAGTTTGTCGGCTCACCCTGCGAAATGGCGGTAGCCACAGGAACGGTAGACACCGGCTGAAACGCAGCGCCAGCCGTAATGTAGGCAATCCCATCATTCCCGATCAGGAACAGCCCGCCTGGAAACCTCGTAACAAGATTGAACGCCTTGAGGCCGGTTTCTATAACACCACCTGAAACAGCCGCGAACGCATCAGCGCCGCCAGCCCCGGTTGGATACCAAACCTCTGTTGACTCCGCGCCGAACAGCCAAAGGTTCCCATTGAACGCCTTGCCGCGAATTAGGTTGTCGTCCCGGCTTTCAGCCGACGCAAAGTTTAGCGCGGGAAGTGTGTCTGGTGTGGAAATGTCCGACCAACAGAATTGCGATCCGTCCTTTTCGGTTAGAATTGTGCGACCGGCCAAGAACGTAACAGACCCGAAGGATGAGAAATTTCCCGCCGTTGGCTCCGTGAAGCTGCCATCGTAAACGAAATATTGCCCGCCAGCAGTCCAGCATGTTGCGTCAAAGTTGCTGGATATGTCCGTATTCTGATCGTCCGTAATCGTGCCTATTTGTGTGGCGACATTCGACGCACTAAACATATATGCCTTGCCGCCCGTTGCGGCGTAAAGTGTGCCATTAAAAGAATCCATTGCCCGCAGGAATACAGACGAAACTGACGTCAGCAGGGTTTCCCCAAGCACCGACTTTATTTCATGCCCACGCGGAACCGGAAGGCTATAGGCGTTCACCAAACGCTCCGGGTTAGCCGCAATATTATCAGGGTCGCGGCTGGATTGAATGGCGAGCGGGAATTGCATCAGTAAAACGCCGTTGCAAGGCCAGCAGTTTCCTCGTCCGCAGAAACTATTCCATCATCGTTCGTGTCCCGACGGTCATCCCTATCATCTGGCAGTGCATAAGCGCGGAAACGGGCCATCGACCGACCGGGTGTCTCTGGTGGGTTGACCATGTAATGCGGCGCAACCTCAGCCGCTAAAAGATATGACAACGGCAAGAAACCAGCAGCGGGAACTGTCGCAACAGTCCATGAGAAGGTAACCCCCCAAAGGCTTTGCAATTCCGATAGCAGCGCGTCAAGCACGTCGCCGCAGTATCCTATTTGATCTGCCGATACCGTTTCGTCAACGGACAAGATGCCCAAACGACGAAGTGCGGCCCCGACAACCTCAGACTTTGTTGCCATCTTTTTTCGCCTTGCTCTTTACTTCTTTAAAGTCATCAAGTCTGGAAATCTTAGCCGCCAATTCGTCACTGACCTCTACCGCCTTTCCAGACGGGAATGTCGTGTCGCGGATTGTGACTTCGGCTTGTTCGCCAGTGTATTTGAATTTCATAGTAACCCCCTAGAAATGGGGCGAACCGTTAGGCCCGCCCCGCTTTCATTATGCGTCGGCAACACAGGCCATGAAGCCCGTCACGATGCCGTGGTCTTTCGGAACGTCTGTCTCAACAGTCGCGTCAGTGCCGAAGCGAAGTTTTTCGATACCGTCAAAGGCGTTGATGGAAACACCCTTTTTGTCTTGGTAATCGAATTGCTCGTCAACAGACCACCACTTGCGGCGGATCGCGTAGCCAAGCGCCTGAGCGCCACACAGGTACACAGGTGCAACGTTGATAGACGATGCGCCAACACCGGAAAGAACAGGAATGTCATCCAGTTCCTTGAAGATGATGCCTTCCCATTCAATGTCGCCACCTTGGAACAGCTTTTCATTCTGCATACGCAGCGAAACGCCTGTCTGTGCGGCAATAATCGCCGGATCAGACTTCAAGTCACGGAATGTGTATGGATGCACATAGGCCGTGAAGTAACGACGACCAGACGACGCAGATGTAACCGGCGTGATCTTCGGCGCGGCTGTCAGCGCCATGCGCTTCATAACCGTGGCGATTGAGCCTGTCAGTTTGTCGTTGGTTCCATCTACGTTTGCCAATGAACCAGAGTGGTCATAGGTAGCGCCGCCAGCGGGTGCGGCTGTAGACAGGTTGCTTTGTGCTGCACCGAACAAAACGCGGTCGGTGTTGTTGTCCAGCCATGCATCTTTCTGCGCTTCTGTCGCGGTTCCGTAGGCAACGCCATCGATAGATGCCATAGCGGCAATCATGCGGTCGCGCGTGTTTTCTTCTGCCCAATTCATCAATACCGTCTTACCGGCTTGGCGAAGTGAGATTGCAGAATAAGCCTCGTCTTGCTCAGAAACACGGAAGGCGTTACGGCGCTTAACGACCGTTACTTTTTGCGACCGGGTGTCAATCGCTTCTTCGTTGCCTTCCAGCGTTGCCGTACCGGTGACACCTGCGCCGGACATTTTGTTGACCAGTGCATATGTGATGGAATCGCCGGGTTTACCGCTCAAGTCCTCTTTGACCTGAATGATAGCGTTTTCAGATGTTCCCATTTCACGCTTAAACAGCGACTTCTGGAAATACTCGGTGTAGAACTTAGAGTCCCACTGTTGTGGCGTTAGGCCTGCCACTGCTGGTGTATCAGCCATTTTCTTTTTTCCTTAAAAACGGTCAGCCGCCTTCACCGATAATCGCATCCAAAGAAGGAGGCGAATATGCGGGTCCGGTTCGTGCTGCCAAACTTGTTTCGCCAGCTAAGGACGGTGCCTTTGCCGACATTGTTTTTGCTACCTGTTCTGCCTGAACTTCGCGCAGAATTTCAGCCCGTATTTTGTCCCGATAAGCGACTGGATCGCCAATCTCGGACAACGCTTCATTGGCCTTTTGGGCCTCAACGTTGGCCTTGTGCCAATCCGCCATATCTTCCCATCCGAATTGGCTTTGACCAAACTCAGACGCCTTGCCAGCGGCCTTAGCCGCTTCGAAAGCCTCTTGAACAAAGTCTTTTCCATGATCCCGTTCAGCAATGCGCTGTGAGCGGTTCAAATCACGAACATGCAACACTTGCATATCGTAACTTGCCGCCCCTTCGGGGTCTTCGATTGGATCGGGGCGCGTAACAGGCTCCTTAACCTGTGCCGGTGCTGCCAACATGCCCTCAATGCGGGCCAATCGTTCGCCTAATGCTTGCGATTTCTCGCGTTCTTTCTGCAAGGCTGCGACCGGAACTGTATGCGGGTGTTCTTCCGCCTTCGGTTCCTCTGGCTTTTCCGGCTCTACAACCGGGGCTTCGGTTACTGCTTCGGGTGTTTCCACCTCTGGTGTCTCGGCTTCTGCCACAGGTTCACCATCTAGGATTTCTCCAAGTTCAGACATATTTTCACCTATCGTTGTGATTTCACGAAACGCCCTTAACGTTGGCGGCACGAACGCCCGGTTAACCCCGGCGGCGGGTTCAGTAGCCTATGGCGGCAAGTTGTGCCTCCACCTGCGTCTTTTCGGCTGTGGCGTTGTCTTTATTGATAGTTGCCATCGCCTTCATGCTTTCAGTCTGCGTCTTTTGATCTTCACGCTGAGACTGCATTTGCATTTGTTCTTGATTTGCTTGTGAACGGGCTTCAAGAGCCTCGATCAGTTTCTCTTTCATATCACGGCGCATGTTTGGTGCGCTTTCGATTAGAATTTCCATCGGGATTGCGTCGGGGCGTGACGTCGCCAGGTTAACCAGTTGTTCGAACGTTTCGCCAGCAAGCGTGACTTGATCCGGCACTTCTTCCAGCAGAATATCAACGTCAATTTCCTCCACTGGGTTTGTAACCTCAGCGACCATATCAAGTCGTGGGTCGCCTGGGGCCAACTGCATCTGGTACGCAATCTCTTGAATAGCGTCCTCATCCATTGTGTTGAACTTTTCACGCAACGTCACGGGCTGGTTTAGGCCGACAAAGCGAACGTTGCGTTCGTCGTCTGTAACCCTGATCCACTTCTCTGCCGTCCAATATTGACGGATGCGGTTCCAGACCGCCCGATACACGGCGCGTGTAAAGTGGCTTAGATTGTCCGTGAGTGGTGCTATTTCAATCATGCCGCCTTGCTGACGTGCCATGATAGCGCGGCCTGACTCGTTACCCTCCGTCTTACCAGCAAGCCCTGAGTTTGCCCCCATAAGGTCAAGTTCGGCCTTGGCTTCTTCCATCAAATTGAACTGGCCGACCGTAACATCGCTAGTGTTCATCATTTCGAAACGCATTTCCGGCTGGACCTCGATGTGTCCGTCCGGCTTTGCCATTTCCAATTTCATCTTCTTGACGCTATCAACAGCACCCTTTTCACCGATGGTCTGGCGAGAATTTAGCAAGTGCAGGGCCTTTGAGCGTCGCTTGTTTACCTCGTCTTGCAGGTCCAGCATGTCTTTGACCATGCCATAGCGGTCATTGTCCCGGTCGACATAAGCTGATTGCATAATCAACGGGCATTCGCTCTCCCCGTCCTCATCTACATACGGGCTTTCGCCTTCATCAAGGATAGCGCCCTTTGTAAACTTCGCCCACTTCCAAATGCCATCTTCCCGATAGTGGATAAGCACAACACGAATGCGCTTGCGTGACGCATCACCCCAAACCTTGAACGATGGTCTGTCGTCGTATGTGTCGCTTCCGCCTGCATCTGTCAAAAGGCCATCGATTGCGGCCTTGGCGCGAGGGTAATCACGCTTTACAGTTTCAGCATCAGACCAAACGACTGCGCCTTTATACTGCGCGTCTGAGAAGTCAGCCTCCCGTGAATGCGGGTCATAGAACAAACGGTCGAACGGATAGCGGTTAATGCATATCTTCGGCTCGTTCATCGGTGGCTTGAACTTATGGACGACCTCAACGCCGCCGTATCCCTCAACCAGAATGTCATCCCATACGCCAGAACGCTTTTTGTCAAAGTCCTCGTTGTCACACACATACCGGATGGAATCCGTAGCCGCCTCCGCCCCCTGTTCATGGTCGGGTGTGCGCGGGAACGCCCGTGGGTCTGTCCTTGATTGCATTTCAAGACCACGCAGCCAGTCCACCTTGCGCCGAATGCGGTTGTTGACGATTGGTGGTTGCCCGCGTTTTTTGTATTCCAGAAGTTCAGCGGCAGACAGTTGCTTGCCATTGTAATAGTCGCGGCACCGCTCAGACGATTGGCGGGCGGCGAAAGTCGCGTCCTCAGCAGCCTCAAACTGCTGGACGCGCTTTTCTACATTACTTTCCATGAAGTTTCCGCCTCGTAATCATCATCTGTGCCATAGTCCCGGCGACGTTCTGGTTTAACTGTCTCGATTGCAATTAGCTTGCCTTTCCGGTGAAGGCCTTCAACAGCGTAACGTATATCGTCAATGTGGTGGTTATCTTTATCTTCCGGTACGGTAAGAATTTCGCCCGTATGTTTTATGACCTTGTAAGAATGCGTCTTGAATTCCTGCACCGTGTTTGTGCATCTAGGGTGGATAATAATATCCATGCTTTGGAGGAAGGAATACCCATCCTCAACAGAACCTTTACCCTTTTTCGCTGCCCGCATCCTTGGCAGGCCGTTTCTTCTACACTGGTCGATCAGTTCTGGCCGCGCATTGTCAGCGTATGATGGCCATTTGGCGACGCCAGGCAATTCGCTGATCTTGTCAACCAAATCTTCATTCCGAATGCCAACGCCGTTTATTTCGTGCGTTATGTATAACTTCGGTGGTCGCTTTTCCCTTATCGCCGCGTCGTAATCAGGCAAACAGAACCTATTGCCCGCCAGTGGGTCAGACGCAAAACCCCAATCCACACCGTAGAACCATACTGCGTTATCCGGCACCATAACCTCGCCAAGACGCCAGTTGTGAAACACAATGCGCTGCGATCTGCTGTCATACCCGCCAAGCCAAACGTGGGTGAATATGTCAAGAATAGCCAAATCAGCCGGTGCTGGTTCCTCACCAACAGCCCTTGATGCAGATATTCTGGCCTTAGCCGCGTCAGCCCTTACCTTTTCCCTCTCATATTCAGACCAAGCCGTGTCACTGACAAACGGGTTATCCGAAATGTTTACATCAACAACCGTGAAATCTTCGTGTCCGTCGTTATCGGCGAAGAACCTGTCAACCGCGTCTAGTTCATTGTCAGGGTTCCATGCGAACCAAAGTTCAGACCCCTGCTTACGAAATGTAGGTGTTAGCTTCTTAACCGATGTTGCGCTTAGTGCGTTGGCCTCATCAACCAGTCCTAGGTCAAAGTCCTCAAGCCCCTTCACAGCGTCCGCCGTGTGGTCCTGCATGCCTAAGAATATGGCAACACCATCAGCACCGTGCCTCTTTATTTCCTGCCCCTGCATATCAAACAGATACGAAGCGCCCTGCTCGTATATCTTTTTCTCCAACAGGCTTTTCAAACTGTATTTGATAGACTTCTGGATTTCCCGAATCCCGGCAACCTTGAAGTCAGGCCGCGCCGCCATCTTTGCCGCAGCCAATTCACAAAACTGATGCGACTTACCGCCGGAACGACCGCCCCTGGCCCCCTTGTAACGGCAGGGACCAATTAGAGGAACAGCCCATCTGGCTACCTTTGGTTCAATCCTGCCTTGTTGGGTCAATTATCTTGTAGACAACCTCACTAATTGGGATTGCCCCCCCATCAGGTCCGCTTACCTCTGTAGACTGCTTTGGCTTGCCATCAACGCGATCCATGACTTCACGGATAGCCTGAAGGTCTCCGCCTTCTGCAAGTTTGAGAAGAACGCCCGCAATGTTGTATATTCTCTTGCGGTCGCTTTTAGGATCAAGCGCGTCCAGCTTCTCAAGAATTGCGTGTCTAAATACGTTCTCGTTGGCCTTTCTGCCTGAGTTTGCGTTACCTGCCATTTTAAAATCACCAACCTTTTGAATGCTTTACGGTTTAAGCGGCGATGATTGCCACTTTCGAACCCACTGGAATATGCCCAAAGTTGCGGGTTTGTCCGGCCAATACAAGCCTATCAGCGTTTGACGCTGCTGTTGGGTTTGTGCCTACAGCTACCCAAAGCGTTGTGTCTGTCGTGATTTCCAATGTGTCAAAATTGGATGACGTCATCGTTGTTTGCGTGCTGGTTGCGAAAGATGTTTTCGTTTCTGTCGCTCGCGGTGTTGCCGCTGATATTTGCGCAAGGCCATCAAGTGCCTTTACGAAAGCGATTTGTGCTAGTGCCATTGTCTTATCCCTGTTCGTTGAGCCACTTGGAAATGCCCAGAATGGCGTCGTGACCTACTTCGTCACCTTGCGATAGAAGGTAACCGGCATATTCCGTTAAGGCGGCGTCTGTCCCATAAGTCATCAGACTTACGATCCGATCGGACTTTGTTGATGGGCGCTTGCCAAGTGCCTTGCTTCTATTTCTGATGATTGCTAGCGATTGGATTGTCGGCATACAATCAGTCCGTTGCTTCTCTTGTGGCCATTACATCTTGGATGAAACGGGCCATTGCTTCGATAAGGTCTTTGCGTTCGTGCCCGTCTTGCTCTGACTGGATTAACCAATCGGCAAGGGCAACGTCAGCCATGTGCTGTTGTGGTGTCATGTGTGGTTTGCCCCACTGTGGGCTTGATACAAAAAAAGCGCCCTATAATCTGGACGCAATTCGTTAGATGTGAAAGTAGGCAATTTTTTAGCCCCTGTCAACGTATATCAATGCGTCTAGCCCTGATGTTAGATTGGCTAATGATACAAGGCGCTCATCGTCACATGCTCTGACAAGTTCAACGCGCTGGTGTCTGGTCAGTTTGCGTTCAAGGCCACGGTATCGGTCAAGAACGGATTGGTCCCCGTCGCCATCGTCATAACCTGGAACCGATCCAGCTATGCACGACTTGAAACCAGATATATCTGGCAGTTCTCGCTTGAACGCTTCTCTTGCCTCTTGGAACGATCTTGCGGCCTGCTCTTGGCTACCGTTGATTTGCCTAGATGCAAACAGCCTGCCGATAGTGTCGCATGCCATATCAACGATTGGTTGCTGTGATTTCATGTTTCCCTGCGGCATTGCCCATTCACCTTGGGCCATTCGCTCTGGCGTTGGGCGCACTGCGCTGCCATTGCCTGTTTCGATTTCCGGCGCTTTGGTTCTTTTGCGCTTCTTTACTTTCACGGCCTGCCCCATCGTGTTTTGCTGATTGTATGCCTATTGGTGGTGTTGGTCAATTGGTGTGGTGTCGCTGGTATCAGTCATTGCTGTTGCTCCTTGTGTTCCGTTCCAAAAAGTCCGGCAAACAATACGGCAAACTGCGCCTTTGAGATAGGACCGGTGCCCGAAATCATAGGGGCGCACTTTGGCACTCTGCTTCTGTCCTCGTTCAACCTCCGCCCGTGGGCAGTAGTGTATCTTCGAGTTGCTGTACGCTTGCCGTACACGTATTCTTCACCCTTTCGGCGGGCTGATCGTTTGTTTTTAGATACCCACGATACAGTCGGCACCCCATCTACTTGGCAAATAGTCTTGAACCTTTTGCCGTAAGGAATAACTGTGAAAGTCTTACTCATTTCAGACCCCCCTACATGTCTGCTGGCACGAATGCCGTTTCAGTGCGCACCGACTTAAACACCGGCCTTGGGGCTACCGGGTCCCATATTGTGTCGTTACCAACCTGACCGCCGTTTTCGATAACGCCGTTACGTTCTAGGAACCGCAAGTGATTGGCCATCGTGTGTGCGTCGATGACCCGTTCCGTTTCACGCTGGAACGATTCACAAATCTCCGCTGTTGTTCGTGGCTTGCCCTTGGCAAAGGCCGCGATGATGTATGTCTGTAAGTCCATGTTGCTCTCCACTCTACACGCTTAGAACATACGACCAAGAACCATCATTGGTTCCCCGCTGCTCGCCAGAATTGCGGCTAAGGTCGCATGATCAAAATGTGGGTGGTGGTTATATCGGCCCCACCATCGACCGTAAGGCTGGTTTGGGTCAGGTAGCCTTGGCACCTGTAGTGGTTTATTGTAGCAAATTGCCCTTATTTTTCAAGGGTTTTTACCTCGTATCGCTTTCGCCAGTTTCGTAAAAACAACCTGTCGTAAAACTCATCTTCGTAAGACACATCATAAGCCATGCGGCGCAATTTTTCATCCACAAAGCCGCTTTCCCTGTATCTATCCAGTAGGCGAATCTTGTTCCGGTATGTCTTTTCATTGCACCATAACGGCCATAAAATAGCGAGAGTAGCTGCCACAGTGATAGCAAACAGAACAATATCCACCATCACTTCACCTTCGCTTTAGTTTTGTATGTGTATTCAGGCAAGCCGAGAGACGCATAACCGCTAAGGTCATAGCCAAGCGCCGCGAATACCGCGCAAAGTGCGTGAACTTGGTCGTCATTCAATTCAAGTTCCCAATACGGGAAATACAAACGATCATTCATCACTTCAGCCTGAACGCCGCCAATCCTAATCATTTCTATACCTTCAATCACTTAGCCTTACCTTTCTTCTGCTGTCTGCGTTGTATTGCCAGCATTTCAGCATCGGTTTTCAATAGACCGACTTCAGACATATGGGCTGATTTGGGCATAACCTTTGCTGATAGCGGCTTGCATAGGTCTTTGATTGTTTGCTCGGTCATCACACGCCCGCACAATCATCAAATAAAACGACATCTTCGCCCTCAATTAAATTTCGTCCCTCTGATAGATGCTTGACAATCGATTCGTGCGACATGACCCCAATTCTTGGCAAAACGGTTTCCCCGCAGCCTATGCATGTAGATTTCGTCTCTACCATCGGTCCATAGTACATCGTAACTACCGTCCTGACGTTCTTGTGCTTGCACCAAAATTTACGCCATCTTTCCCGTATGCCCATCACGCATCCACCCGATTGAAGGGGATTTCGTCATCTAGGTCGCCAACGCCACCAGCGCCAGCACTTGCCCCCTGACCGGCATAGCCTCCGCCCTGTGGTTCGCCCTGTTGCTGCCCGCCGCCTTGGAAGGCCAGTTCGTTCACCGTGATGCCCAGATACGCCTTGTCATTGTAGCACCGCGCAGATGGACGCCCTGAAAGCGTCAGCTTACTGCCCTTGGATATGTGGCCTTGAAGCGACTGGGCGCGTTTCCCCCAGATTGAACAATCATACCAGGTCGAGTCACGTTTGTTGCCGTTCTTGTCCTTGCCGTTATCAACGGCCAACGAAAAG